GCCATTCAAACTTGAAATCTCGTGTTTCGGCTTGCTGGTCTGTCGCAGTTGTTTTATCGCTTTTCTTAAGAGACTGCACTATATTGATTAATTCACGAATGCCAGTTTCATAAGCACTTTGCTCGTCGCTGATTAACCCGTAATATTCTTGTTGGTTAACTTCCGATCCGGTTAATGCTCCTGCTTGTACACCACGCAAAATCGCAAGGGGAATGCCTGATCCGCAGCTAATGCGCTCCATTGGTGGTGTGTAAAAATTGATTGGATTTAACGCGTGTCCTTCTGGACCTTTAAACTCGAAAGTTTGGTTTTGATTATGCACAAATCCAGTACGGCTATTCCAGTTGTCTAAGCCTCCCGCGTCAACCCAAGCTTGAATATCCTCTTGTTCTGCATCCGTAAAAGTGATGTCGGGAAAACCGCTACCGTAGCGGTACATGGTTTGTCCCATACCCCAAGTTTCATTGCGTATAACTGTTAAGTCGTCCCAAATCGGATCTAAAACGCTTTTGCCTTTCCAATCATGATTTATTAAGCGAGTGCTGAAATGGATAACTCGACTATAATGAATTTTCAAGTAAGAAGCTATGCCAGACCGTTTAATATTGTAGATTTCTGGAAGTCCATATCGTGGGTCTTGTGTGTCTTTTACTTCGTCAACCCGCATAACTTGGATGGGGCCGTACGCTTTGATTTCACGAAGAGCCCTTGCGTTTTTCACAGGCTTAACCAATGATTCTTCAGAGTCTTCATAGCCTAAAACTAGAATGGCCCAGCCGTACGCGCGTTCAAACACGCTCATCCTACTTAATTCTTCTTTAGCTTTTAGTCGTGTAAGTTCAGATTGGATTTGCTTGTCAAAAACCTTGCTTTTTTCGCCTTTATCATCGCCTTCAAGTTTCAATGTGAACCAGTTGTCGAAGATGTCGTGTGCAACCGTGAATACTACGCGATGGGCTATGGGTTCGCGTGTTATTGCGAAGGTGCGTAGGTCGTCGGTGATTTCTGCGCCATATTCGCCTCCGCCTCCAGTGCCACTTCTAGGAATAAGCAGTCCCGACCCCGACGGGATTACAGTGGCTAAACCGATACGCCTGAAGCCAGTAGAACTCATTTCTTTCGCCTTTCTACACCACTCGTTTCATGACCTTGATAGAGGATAATCATCGGATTCTTTTTTCTCATACTGTCACCTCCTTTTATTATTTAGTGCCCTTACCATCCTTTTCTAACCCTTCAAACTTAAACCCCGTACTATTCACAACCCCTTTGGCTCCACAGTTTTTACAGTAAACTTCGGCTTCCCAACCTTCAGGTCCACGCCCAAACATCACAACTTTAACCGTGCGTTGACCACAACCAGGACACAAGCTTTTTGCTACTAACCTTTTGAAACTGTCAATCTCGCCCAACGTACCCGTGAATGTAGGTTCAACATGTCGCCTTTTTAATCGTTCAATAAAGTTCCATATCATTTAGAAAAATACTCCTACTGGTTTCTTATGCGCGATAACATTCCGCACTGCAATCTCCACACTATCTAAAGCATCGTCGTATTGGCTTCGTGGAAACTGCACCCATTCACTCCAGAACTCGCTACGCTCCAGCAACAACGGATTAACTAATATGCGTCCTGACTCAAAATGGCTGCTCATAGCAATAAAGCGTCTTTCTTTATCGCGGTCTGTAACTGTGTCCACGATGGGTAATCCTCTTTGCAGTTCAGGAACAAACATTAATGTTTTCTGAAACGCGTTACTTTCCAAATAGACTTTAGCGTAGTGATGCAAAGCGTGCATTTGCTGAATCTTCTTAAGAAATAATGGGAAGCTTAATCGTTCAGCCCACACATCCAGCAAATAAGTTTGTTTTTTAATGCGGTCATAAGCAATTGTAGCGATGGCTTGCAAGTCGCCTTCGCCCAGCGCTGGGTCAATGCCTGCGTACTTGACGATTTGAGCGGATGGTGGTTCACTCCAAGGCTGTAGCCATTCTGCTTTGAGTAGGTCGCCTTCCATGCCTGTTGGGTCATTTTGGTATTGACAATTAAAATAGATGGAGCCAATTTCTTTTCTACGCTCTTCTAGTTTCTGTAGGCTCCAATATTCTGGCCATAAGGCTGTGCCGTCTTTTTGTATTGCCTGTTTAATGTCGGTTTGTCCTTTCCACTTGTCTAAGAGCTCTGCGTAAATGTCAGCGTAGCTCCAGCGTGTGCCTATGACGATGATGCCGCCCCACGGATACAACGTTGGATAAAGCACTTTGTTGAACCATGTTGTAACTTTTTCTAGTTGTAGGCGTGTGCGAATGTTCTCTTCATCTATAATGTCGTCACATACAATAAGGTCGCTTCTGCCACCCGTGATAGGACCCATCAATCCAGTTGCTTTTAACGTGGGGTCTTTGCTGATTTCCGAGCGGTCTACGATGATTTCGCGGTTAGTCCACTTCTTAGTCTGCTGCGGCTTTAGCTCGCCAAACACTTGCTTGTATTTAGCGTCTATCTCAAAACGTGTGATAAGCGCAGTTAAGATTTCTTCTGCGAGACTAGCGGTTTTTGTGACTATGTTGACATGAATGTTAGGGTAATTCCCCACCATCCACGACACGTAATTGAATGTTGTCGCAGTTGTTTTAGCGTGACCGCGCGGCCATAACAGTAAATATTTTTTAAGTCTATTGGGATACTTTTTGATTGGCGAAAACTTGTTTTGTAAGAGATCATACCATTCCTCATGAAAAGGCGCATTATCATAACCTAAGTGTTTAGTGAATAGACTGAGGTTTTGCTTTAGCGCGTAATTTCTTATCGAGGATACTTGCTGCTCGGTTAAGGATACGGTCTTCATCCTCAGTTACATCCAAATGAATTCTAGCTTCTATATGCTCGGTAACTTCTGTGCGAGCTTCAATTTTTCGAGTAACCATCCTACCGACTATTCGGGCAATCTCCTTATACGCGATAACAGGATCAGCATCGCGAACGTAATTGTGTAAGTCTACGAATTCTTCTTTTAACCATATTTCAAAAAGTCCAGATTGCACCCAAGCTTTCATGTCACGATCTATGGTTTTCTCAGTTACTCCACATTTGGCTCCTATTTGTTCTCGGTTGAGTCCTTTACGTATTGATTCTTTGATTATGGGTATTCGTTTTAGTGTTGCTGTGGAGAGGGACATTTTAGGGACATTTCCTTATAGGTGGATTGTTTCTTGTTCAAGTTTTTTCTTATCTCGCTCCAGTTTCCAGACAAGAAACCATATAATAATCTTGTTTCCTTCTTCACCATTACCCTTAGGGTAAACCGTTCAGAAACTCTATTGTCTCTCGAAAAAATCCTTGCGTTCTACATACACTTTTTTACATGAAGGGCATTGATACATGAAATAATCGTATTCTTCCGTCGCCCAGTTTTCTATGAAGTCTAACTCCACTTTACACTTATCACATTTTTTAAATGGTTTATTCGTCAATTATTAAGTCACCTAGCTACCATTTTAACGCCTTTCTCTATGACGCTTCGCATTCGCGCTTGCTTTATACTAAATTCTTTCTGAGTAGCCACTGGAGGCTCGCGTATGTCTCCACTGTCAACCATTATCACGTGTGTAGTCCATCCTTGCTCATCTTTTCCCCACAGTTGCTCAACTGTTAACACGTCAAAATCTACAGCACTAATATTTTCAGGCGCTAACGTGATTGAGATGCGGTCTCCAATTAACACGTTTTTGTTTCCTCGTTATTTTCTGAAGAGTCTCCGCATATTCTACATTGTCGATTTAATCCGCAATTAACCGCTCCACAATGAGAACATTTCCAAATCATCGTTCAGAACAAAAAACGTGTTTATGGCTTTGCGCCGTCGTACCGAGAGAAAGGAGAAAAATGTTGACAACCATTGCAAACTAAGGAGTGACGGCTGCGAGGACCACTTCAATAATAGCTTTGTGCTTAACGCCGTTGAAACTGTATTAGCGGGGTTGCGAACCCAGAATAGACTTCAAGACGAATGCGCACCACAAACACGTTTTAAGGCACTGTTTCCACAGTTAAAACTATGTCAAAGGTGAAATCGCCTAAAGGAGCATCGGATGCGACAGTTAGACTTAAAGGAGCTGTTGCAACTTCCTCTGGAGCTAACGTAAGACTGTCAGGAGTCCATTCTATAGTTAAGCCTGTAGGCATTGTTCCAGTAGTCAACGATATAGTTACGGTGATGGAACCTATGTTTTTGACGGTAAGATCACCGAATGGAGTGGTTATACCTCGCACACAATCCGTCCAATCTATAACGTCTAAATCTTCAAGAGGTTCATTTGCTAAAGACACTTCTAACGGTTCTATGATAGTTCCCTCGTTAGAATAATGATATTGCACTATGACAACTGCTGCGACACCTATAAGGAGTCCTATTAAACATAAAGCTGCTATGGCAATTCCGCTTAGTTTTCCCATTTAACATTCACCTCCGCTATTTCACTTTTAACGGTTCTTCCTTTGGAATAAGAGCCTTAGCAAGTCGTTCCGCTTCGTTCGCGCGTTCCGTTGCAGCGTCAACTT